TCTACACCATTCTGATCCATAAACCGCAAACTGTTAACTAAACTAAGGGCAGTATACATTGGAATCTGCATACTGTGGTTCGGAAACGCAATCGTGAAATTCTTGTCTTTAAGGTTTACTTGTAATTCGCTCATTTAAATGAAAGGACGGTTGTTTCCAGGTACAACCGTCAAAACCGTTCTAGTTACGCGCCTTGCGAAAGGTACAACGAACGCGGGTCAGTCCAGCCAAACGAAGACCGGAACTGCGCCTTAAACTTCGCGTTGTTGGTATCGAAGTCATCATCACTGTCAAACGAATCGTCTTGACGGCTGAAATACTTCATCCCATTCGGCACATCAGTCATGATGTACCACGCATCGGTATCCGTCAGGTAGTGATTAATCACCACTCCGCCAGGGAACCGGCTACGCACAAGGTTGACCGTGTTGTTTGCAGTACCGACTTCGTATTCGGTACGCATGATCTTGTTCGCTTCGTAATCAAGATCAACAGGCACAATCAACTTCTTCGGTCGCACAGCAATCCGAAGACCTCGGTCGTTGGTGTACTTCTGAAGGTCAATCGTCGCTTGCTCAAGAGCCGCTTCCGAGATATCCGCTGAGACACTTGGCATGTTGCTCCAAGTCCCACCAGCAATATTCGGATGGCTCGCGGAGCCGAGAGGCTGACCGTCACCACCAGTGTAGCTCCCGTTGAACGCTCGGTTATACACGTTAGCACCCAGGATTTCCTTCGTTTGGCGAAGGCTGAATGCCAGGGCAGATGCCCGCGATTGACCGATCGTATCGTACTGATCGTCGTCAACCATTTCCTTGGTGATAATAAACCCAAGGCCGTATACAACGTGCGTGTAACGATTCACGAAGCCTTGACGAGCGGTGTCATACGAAATCGAAGCACCTTCGCCCTTAACTTGCGCGAGACCGAACCCACTGAAACCAACATCCTCTTCCCAAGCCCTACGGCTGGTATGAGATTCAAAGAGGTCCGTGAACTCAACCTTGAACTCATTGTACGATTTACCGTACCACGCATTAACTCCAGGCCAACATTTATGTTAGCTACATGTTCCCATGTAGATCAGACTATATCATCATCCTTGCAGGCGCTTATCTCTGTAAGGAGTCCACCGCTTCCATCCAAAGAATCTTGGATGTACTCTGTTCCCAGATAGTCGTTGAACTTTCCAAGAAGCACATAGCCTTTGTGTTGTTTACATTTACGCCAATAAGTATAGTGTTTGTTTTTGTAGGTATTAACTTGTTTGAAGGGCTGGAATGTATTCCATAATGCCCCTTCATTTAAACCATGTTCCCTACAGAATTTTTTATATCCCTCAACAACTTTAACACTTTGGTCTGGAAATTTTACAATATACTTTTCAAGTTTCCTGGGATTATTCACTCCTTCTCCCCCGGTAGTATTATTGTATCCATTTTTATAAGAATCATACTCTTCAATGAAGTCTTTTTCTAGTTGAATTAGATCTTCTTTTGTTAGTGCAGAGCACAACTCTTGCCACTCAAAATTATCCCAACCATACTTATTTATTGCTAGATAAATGGCTTGTTTTTTATTTTTCTGTTCGTTCTTTGAATTTAACCAATGTTTATGTTTCCTCTCTCCTAATGAAAGAGTAGTTAATCCAATGTACGATTTACCATTTACTTTATTCAACACACGATATATAATCAAAACTATGTGCCTCCCGGCTTAGCTGCGGATTGTCCGTTCTGGAGTTCCCCGCAATTCGATGGATGTTTAAGAGGGCTTTACAGCCCAATGCCCCTTGCTTGCCTACTGGTATTAGTTAAGGGCCTTTACGAAACTACCAGTATTAATAGCCATTGTCGTCTATATCCTTTTCCTAATTAGAAGCCAGCAACGCCCTTGAACGCGTGTTGGTTGAACCGAACAAGAAACTTCGCGTTGTCCGTGCCTGCACCACCCGTGTTAAGGTTGTTGTCTACCCGCTTTGAAAGCCCCACAATACGAAGAGGATGCGTAGTCGTCGCAGCTACAAGCGTACTGATAATTTCCATACCACTCGTACCAGTCACAGTCGAGCCAGCAGTCGTTGCGAACATTACGTTCAGACCGATGGAAGCAACTGCAATAGGAGTCGTGGTAGCGTCTTCCTGAACCTCAAAAATCACATCAGGATCGTCAACCACAAGCGCAATACGGTCTACAGCATCCGCAGCTTTGTAATTAACGTCTTGTACCGGCTGAAGCGGAAGGAAGCCAACCACAACGCCAATCGGCGTATCAGTCGTTCCAGTACCGTCAGTGCAGCGAACTGCAACCGGCATACCTTCTACATCCTGTCCATAGACGACAGAACCAGCAGCACCAGAGGTGCCCCCGTGTTTTACCACATCGCCAATGTACATCGCATTCGAGTCCGTCACAAGGTACATATTGACCTTGCCGTTCCACGGCGAGCCATTAGCATGTTGCACAGGAATAAGCCCCCGCGCTCGATCAGTATTAGCCATTTATTTCTCCGTTTACATCTTTACTACAGTAATCGAGGGCAAATTCCGATTAGTTTAAACGAGGTTTAGGAACCAATGAGGGGGTTATTTTGACCGTTACGGTCTACTTTAATCTCCCCATATCGCCCTGGACCTTGTTTTGCCTCTCGTAGTGTTTCAGCTTCCACACGGTCAATTTCATCGTGTTTGGCCCGTTGGTCTTGCTCATAGACTTCCTTCGGAAGTTTCATGAGGACATATTTCTTGCCACCACCGGCCTTGGTTTCCACAATGCTAGACGTGCCTGCTGATGTGTCAATACGACGATCCCCAGGACGCTGGTTAGCGGGATCATCATCAATCTCCCACCACGCAGCTTTAAATTTTTCGACACGATCAGGATCGCTAATGACCCACCGATATTCGTAATCGGGGTCACGGTTTGTAATAGTCAACAAGTTTCGGCTATTCCCGTTCAGAGGAACTCGATCTTTTATATTGCGTTTTCTCTTCGGCTTATCTACAGCCGGAATCTTTGAGTCATCCATTATCCACCCTTCCTCTTTGCGTAAGCCCCGACTTGTTCGAGGTATTCTTCCTTTGTCAATTTAGTAGTCTTTAAGACTGTTTCCATAATACGTCGGTCTTGATCCGAGAGATCAGCTTCCGAGAACTTGCTACCGCGCTTAACCGTGCTCTTATCGTCCGCACTATTTGAACCACCATCTACCGCGCTAGTCTTCTCTTGCACTTTCGTTCGACCAAACCTTTCTGGAAACTTCTGTTTAACTTTGCGTGTGATTTCCTGCAAAAGCTTAGGATAATCTACTTGCACTCCACTCGTCTGAGCCTTACCGGCTACCTCTGAAGCTACTTCATTTGCGTAAGTAGTCAGTGTGGCATCCGCCATATACCAATCATTTTCAACGTGCCAAGTGTCAAACACAGGGTTTTCTTGGGCTTGTTGTTTGGTTACTTTCTGCTCAAACTCTTGCTTTTTTGCGGCATGCTCTTCTTTGAACTCATCGATCTTGTCTTCGAGTTGTTCAACTCTTTCTACGTCTCCTGCCTCTAGGGCTTCTCGACGTTCCGCCCGCAACTCCGCCAATCCTTGCTTGTAACCAGCATCGTACGCCTTACGGCTATGATCTACGAGATGGTCTACAGTCTGACGAAGCTCTGAGATTTCCTTCTTGTCTTTTGCGATTCGACTGAAAAAGTCGCCACGCATATTAAAGACTTTGGCGGGAATCCATTCTTCTGGACTACCGTCCCACTGTTCCTTGGGAACCCAACCATGTTGCATGGCCTTTTGTTCATCAACGGACAGTTCAACTTCTGTCTCTACGACATCTACTTCTTGTTCGATATCCATACTAGACAATTACCAATTGCACATCGATGTCGTTTATCACGATGTACTTCTCTTCGGTTTCCGGATCTTCTACAAACTTACCGGCGTATTGTGCAAAGATCACTCGATCTCCGACTTTTACCCACTTTTCTTTATATTCGCTGTACGCTTCAGGACCAATGTCAACGATTTCACCCTGTTGGGTAGCCATCTTATAGACTTTTTCTTGGTCGCCATACTCGATTATGATACCGCCTTTGGACTTCTTTTCTAGGTCTTTGGGTCTAATTAGAACCCGATCTCCAACTACTTTAAGCATCTGGAACCTCTATGTTCATGGCCATTAACAGGCCCTCTATAATTCCGCAAGTCTTTGCGTACTGCAATGCGGTTGACTCCATACTTTCTGTATTTAAAGCCCCGCCCTTTGCATTATCTAGCATTAGCTCCTTGGTAGCTTCGTTAAGACTGGCCAGATAGGCCCTCGTAACTTTATCTCCCAACCAACTAAGCAGTTCCTCCCTTTCCACGTCCTTTACTTCTGTCTCTGTTTGCACTCTTGGCACCTTCCTTCTTAACTTGATTCATCTCACGTTGGTGGTTGATCTTGTCAGCCCCTCCAACTACGCCCATAGCTCTTTTATCTTGGGCTTGTTGCATCTGTTGACTATGTTGTACTGCGCTTGTGCGCATCTGCATCATTGCTTGCATTTCTTTGAATTTCAGTTCTTGTTGCTTCGCGTAGAGGTCCATCTGGGCCTCCATCATCTTGAACTTGAGTTCCAGTTGGGCTGCGATAGCATCATTCTGGAGTTTTTGTTGAGCAGCCTGCATGTCTGATTGGGCCTTTTGTTGATCGGCCTGCATCTTCATTTGAGCGGCTTGAACCTTCGGATCAGCCTGTTGTTGAGGCATCAACTCTTGAGGACGCGGTACGTCCAGCGCCTCCAGAACTCTCTGACCGGCGACTGCCGGGTTCACCGCCTGGAGCGGGATGAGTTCAATGAGTTGTTGGGCTTTGACCAACCGAAGACTGTCTGATGCGGCATTGGGATCAGCAACGGCAGCAACGTCCACATCACCTTGATAATCCTTAGCGGATACTTGAGTATTCTGGAAAGTCCCGTCGCTATCGAGAATAGCGAAGTATTCTTCATCCGACAGATGGTTCTTGTTAATCTGGAATAGAAGTTTAAGCTCCCTTCGGAGAGACCTGTAAACCCGTTTGTAGATACTCGTAAACAGCTTCAGTCCTTCCTGAACCGAAGTCATAGTAGTCGTAGCAGGCGTATTCTGACCTGGAAGCTTACCGGTCGAGATCTCTGAAATACTAATGATTTGGGATGCCTTCTGGTCGATGAACGCCAGAAGTTGCATCAGTACGGTACTCGGTTCCCGTACAGGGAGAGGGATCAGCGCCTTGCGGATATCGTCACCCGTAAAGGAAATCTGCTTCCATTCATTGGGCTCAAACGCAACACGGCCACCCTTCAGCTTGATGGATTTACTCATAAATCCACCACCTGTGGTAGCCATAGTACCGGCATCAAGAAGCTGGTTAATTGTCGTAGAAGCTGTGTCGTTCAAATTACCAAGCAGAAGACCGAAACCAACACCATAAAAACCACCATCAGGTGCAGGGAAGAATTGGTAGTCAACGAAATATTCCTTGGGTTTGATCTCAAGAATCTCGTCCTTGTTGTTCTTTTTGATGGATTCGAGATCGTAGTTGGGAGCAATCCGAAGGAGCTTTTTGGTTTCCCAATCCAGGATCACAACGTACGGTTCCAGGATACCGTCCTCGTCCAAATCAAGACGAGTATGGCATTCTGCGATACGGTGGGGTTGATCGACTTCGGTAGACATTCCTGGAGCAGCGAGAGATCGTGTCTCGTCCTGCTCACGCTCCCGAGGCTTGTGGCCGGGAATAGGAATATCGATATCCAGGTAGACGCCTTCCTTCTGGCGGGAGATTACTTCATCATGATAAAGATTATAAAAATGAGTAATTCTACGTGCGTCTTGGAGGGAGTTTGCCCAATAATTGATCACGAGATCCTGGGGAAGGACTAGATCAATCATCTCTTTTTCGTGTCTGGAGGACCAGTAAACCTTCTTGAAGGCACAGCCAGAGATCGGGAGAATCAGCAACAGGCGATCCATGTCGCCGTCCCAATTCTCGATCTTGTCAAGAAGCTGGTAGGTCATATGCTTGGCCACGCGCTCCGCGACCAGGGCTTTTTGGCCACTTGGATCGTACCCTATGACCTTTCCCTTTACCATACTCTTCGTGTCAACAATGCCCGAGTAAGCACGGGCTTGGAACTGAAGACTAGCGATGGTTACAAGGGGATATTTGACGTTGGCCGCACCGGGCCACGGGAATGTTTTGGCCTTCTTGATCTGAAGGGCCATCTCTAGGTACTTTTGGTTGTTGTCGTACCACTCCTGACGCGATTGGAGATCCGCTTCGATACCTCTGGCGGTATCACTAGCTATCTCGTTAATCACGTCGTCTGAGAGCTTCTCAGCGAGGTTTACGGAGTTAATACTGTCTTGTACGTTAATTGTCATCTAGTAGCCAGTTGTCTCAGAGCGTCCTGTGTAGATAGCATCGCTTTTATAAAGCTCAATTTGGTATTCGTCCTCTGCAACTTCTTCACTTGTCGGTGCCTCTACCATTCGGTCAAGGGCCATTCCAAGTATTGCGCATGAAGCCACGCGGTCATCATGGGGGTTACGGGGAAAGGTTGCCAGTTCGTCTTCAAAGGGTGGATACCACTCGGCTCGCTTGTTGAATTTGATGGCGTTTGCTCGGTGTCGTCCTTGAAACGATCTAGCTCGCGTCCAGAGATCTTTGGATGGCGTAATTTCAACAATATTCGGGAATGCTCCACGCTTTAACATCTCCTCATGAAGGAACGGGCCTAGTGCTTTCGAGATCTTTTCCGCCTCAATGGCGAAAAACTCCGGACTGTACTTCTTGTTGAGGATGAAGAGAGTATCGATGATCTCTCGACCATCCATCCGCTCCCGAACTTCGTCAACGTGGTACAAAACACCGTGTTGATCCATTCCGAAGACTTCGTAGGCCGTGTAATCGGCCCTTTCTTTCTCCGAGATTGCCATATCGACCCCTACGTAGTAGGTTAATCGCAATCTTTGCTCTTCCAGAGCATCCATTTCGTCGATATTCATCGGAATGAAGTCTCGCCGCCTGAAATATGCCTTGGTTGGATCTAACGGGTAGTTCAAATACTCCTGGGAGTACACGTCTGGAATGCCTCGGGCCGTATATTCAGCCCTGAGTTGCTTCAAACGCTCCTCCGAGAACCTATCTTTCCACAGAATATGACTAAAATCTTCGGTATGAGCCCGGTAACGGACTCCTTTCCACATAGAAAGCTTGGTAGATCTCGTCGAATACGACTTTAGAGGCTCCCGAATCGTCTCTTTGTCGTACTCCTTGGGCATACACTGCTCAAGAAAGCTGTCCAAGTGCAGGATTGTACCAACAACCCTCATTTTACCGTCAGGTGCAAGGCAAGGAATCAGAGCGCCGTAGATCCACCGCATAAACTTCTCACGGCGATCCTTGTTCATAACCAACTCATCGTTTTCCATGTCGTCACAGACGATGAGCTTTGGCCGCATTCCGTTCCACTTCAAGCCCCGAAGGGACTGCTCAGAACCCTTTGCCAGAATTCTAAACATATAACCGTCTTCCATCTGGATCACGATGTCGTTCTCGGTGTTCTTGACGAACCTACGAATCGGAAACAGGGAAAGTAAATCTTCGTTGTCCAGAAGTTCCATCTTGATGTCGTTCAAGAACTGGACAGATTGGGTCTCCGTATCGCTTACAATAACCGTAAAAGGAGAAACCCGGAACAGGCTAGTAGCAAGAGTATAGACATGGGTAATTGCGGTACTCTTGGCGTGCCCCCGTGGGGCGGCAAGTGCAACGTATCGCTCAGGTTCACAGAAGAGATTCCACCACTCCCGGTGACAGTCCGGGGTCTTCGTTGGATTATCGAACCTCTTTGAAAGGAGGGAACCTGCGAACCCCTCGATAAGTGTAGCATTGATATCAACTGACATTTACTTCTTTTTGGTCGGTGGGCAGTGCCGGGTCCGACTCTTGAACGGAGTCTCCTTCGCTGGCATTTGGAATCCTTTCTGATTCAACGGTAACGTCTTTGGCTTTTACGAAGCCCTCAAATTCCTTGGCGAGTTTCTTGAGCCTGTCCATAACCGCACTTTCTTCGGAGTGAACCTTCCGGTTCTCTCGGAGCAGTGCTCGTTTGTCGATGAACGTGCTCGCAATGAGGGCAGAGTCCCTCGCTCCCACTGGTTTCCGAACCAATTGCTCGTTTTTCGAGTCGTACAGGAAATCACCTTTTTCAAGACGATCATTAATCACACCTATGGTTTTATCGATAATACCCGTGAATTTTACGTCTAATTCGTCGTCGTGTTCCTGACGAATCCGGTTGATTACCTGGGGCCACCAGGGCTGAGTTTTCCATTGACGAATGGTTCCAGCCGGGATTCTAGTAATCTCTTCAACTCGCTTTGCGTTGCCGGTGAGAGCGTAGCAAACGGCTGCCTTAATTCGATCCGACTCGTTCCACCATTTTGAGCGGCGGCTTCCGCCACCAGTACGAGGTCTACCAAGGTTAGCTTGTCGGACATCATTACCTTTCAGGGTTATCACTTCCGGGCATTTTGCCAGGATCTCTTCAGTCGTCAGGACTCTCATCAGTATTTTGATTCCTTCGGTCTAAAAATACAGCTCTTTTCGGGACAATAATCTCTATGGATTTAATCATCTTACGCGGGATCTGAAACTGGTTGGTGTTCGCAGAAGGCTCACCAACCGTGCTTGCCAAGACAACGTGCTTAGGGGTCTTTTTGACCAGAAAGCCAACGGAGTAGGCGAGAAGCTCTTTTGGAACTATTTCGGAGTCCTGGACCCATCCCAGGGCCAGTTCTCCGGCATCGTCCCATGTAATGAGGACGAGGTCATGTTTGTGGGGTGAAAGCATTCTAGGGCA